ATCGTCCCTTCTGGAAATATCAGTCCTGCGTGTTTGCAGAGTGTCCCTACTGCTGCAATCCCGTTTCTACCCTCAAAAATCAAAGTGGCACATCTGCTGCCGGAAAGGAAGTCAATCATGGATAACAAAATCGAAGTCTTCAAGAATGAACAGTTTGGAGAAATCCGAACAGCCCTGATCGAAAACGAGCCGTGGTTTGTGGCGGTAGACGTGTGCAGGGCTTTGGAGATCGGCAATTCGTCACAAGCCATTTCACGGCTGGATGCGGACGAGAAGATGATTACCCTCATTTCAAATGAGGGTAATAAACGAGGCAATCCCAACATGACGGTGGTGAACGAACCCGGACTTTACACGCTTATTCTGAGCAGCCGTAAGCCCGAAGCCAAAGCCTTCAAACGCTGGATCACACATGAGGTCATTCCCACCATCCGCAAAACCGGTGGCTACATGACAGACTCCCTTCTGGAACGCATTCAGAAGGAACCGGCGGTCATTGTGGAGTTTGCTCAGGCGTTGATTCTGGAAAAGAATCGCGTGAAGGCTCTTGAGTGTGAGCTGAACACGGCAAAGCCCAAAGCCGATTACTACGACGCCTTCATCAATCCAGATGACTGCACCAATATCCGAACGACGGCGAAGGAACTGAAAATCCCGGAGCGCAAGTTCGTCCAGTTCCTTCTCAAAGAAAAGTACCTGTTCCGCTCTCCTTCCGGGCAGCTTCTTCCCTACAACAAGGACAGCAATGCCGGACTGTTCATCGTCCGCGATTTTGTGACGTACTGCTACACCGGTTCTCAGACCTACTTCACGCCGAAGGGCAAGGAGGTCATCCGCATGAAGTTCCAGAAAAAGTGCGGCGAAGAGCTGCTTCCCAAGATAGCAAGGTGATTTTCGTGGCAGTCTATCGCGTAAACAAGAATCGTGGCTATACCGTCATGGCGAACTTCCACCTCCGGGACAAGAGCCTGTCACTCAAGGCAGTTGGGCTATATGGAGGGCGGCAATTACATTGTTTCGTGGTGCTTCGGTCATCTGGTGGAGCTGGCAGATGCCAGCTTCTACGATGAGCGGTATGCCAAGTGGCGGTATGACGATCTGCCCATTGTTCCGGAAAACTGGATGTTCGAGGTCACAAAGGACAAAGCCCAGCAGTTCAAGGTGCTGTCCGCTCTCATGAAGGACAAGCGCGTCACCGGGCTGGTCTGTGCAACCGATGCAGGACAGTGCGGTTGGGTGACTTAAGAGAAAGGAAAAAGAGACCTCATCTCGTTGAAAATCAAATTCAAAAATCATTTAAGGAGCAATTCAAATGAAACGAAATCAGTATTTCGACCATAATCACTCTCAAAAAGCGCTTTCCTGCCGCTACAACATGGACACCAACCGGGTGGAAGCCCAATTTAATGATGGCACTAAACATGATGGACTTCGCTTCGATATCGGACATGGGAACGCCAATATCCTCGAACTGGCAGACCGTGTTGAAGGTGATCTCCTTTGTCGGATACCCCTTCCCGTTAATTACGATTCTCTCCTGCATACACATTCCTCCATGAAATTAGGCGCTTGCCATCGGTTTTACTGCCGTTTCCCAGCCAATGTTTCCGTTCGGGGTGATATATGCCGTGTTCTCAAGAACACTGTCCACCTCCGCGCCGGCAAAGCCAAGCGGAGACGGGTTACCCGTGAAGAAAAACGCCTTGGTCAGGCCGGGAACGTAGAATTCCCACCACGTTTTCTTTCCGGCTTCCGCTGCGGTCTTATACTGGTCAACAATATCATCCCAAGTCGTTTGCAGATCGTTGGACATGTTGAAGGTCACAGCCAGCGCCCCGCCGGGGTCTTTCAGACCGTCGATGTAGGTTTTCCATTCCGTCGCTTCGAGCGGCGTCGTTTCCAGCGTGGACGGCTCCGGATTCATGTCCGGGAGACTCTTTGCGCCCTTGATCTGCGTGAAAGCCGCCGGCTTCGTTCCCGCGACTGTTTCGATAGCATAGCCAAGCAGAATGCCTGCCGTGCTGAGTTCAATTGCCATTTGGCTACCTCCTTAGAAGTCGTTTATTTTCGTCAACGACTGTCCGATACCGTGCGTTCATCCGGTAGATGGATGTTTCCGCGTTCGGCAATGTCATGGGCTGCCTGCTCAGTCTGGCAAAACCCAGCGCTGACATTTTTTCGTCAATCGTCTGCATGATCTCTTTTGCCTGTGCTTTGCGCCCACTTTTAAGGTTGCTGTATACGTTGACCTCATACATGAGCTGAGAGTGGTGTGAACCTTCCGTATCAAGCGCCGGAAGGTACGCTGCGTTGTCCTCTTCGATAATGCTGACAGCCGGGAAAAACTCAGGAGCGTGTACATACTCGCCAGTCACAAAAATGTCCCCGTATTTCGCTTCCAGCGTCGTTGCAACCGCATCGAACACATCTGTCTCAATATCAGGAACCACCTGTGAACACCTCCCGCGCTATCCGCAAAATCTCCTGCTGTAGTTCTTTCCCCGTCTGGTACATCGTCGCGGACGGCGGGTTGCCGTATGTATGCAAGCCGCCCTTGTCCTTCGGCAGCCACCATCCCTTGGGGTCGTCCCAATGGCCTTTGCCCGGATATGTTCCGGGCCCGTAGTCCATCGGGGCAGGATGCCCGTATCCGTATGTGACGCCGGAGCCGAATTCGATGAACAAGACTGCCTCGCCGGATGCAATGATGGAATAGCCATTCTCTATAGGCTCTACAGAGATAGAAACGTCATTGTCTCCCGTGTAGACCGCCCTTGAAAATCCGAGGGAGGCTTTTGTGGCTCCAATTTCGGCTAGTCGCCGTGTCACTTCATCGATTTTTCTGTCCCACTCAGCATTAAGTTTCCGGATATCCTTGATGGCCTTATTGATAGACGTGGGATTCAGCTCTATCGTGATCTTCTTCACGACACGGACACCTTCTTGATCGCAACCGTCGTGCTGTTGATGGACTTCGCCACCTTTACGACAACGTAGTCCCACGGGGTCTCCGTGGAGCCGTCAGCGGCGATCTCCGGCGCTTTCTCGATCCAGAGAACCGAAGACTCGTACAGATTCAAATTCTTGTCACAGGTCGTTATCGCCCTGTCGTAGTCGGCATTGATCCCGAAGTGTTCATCGTCCAAGGAACCACGCGCGGCAGATACATTCGCTCTGGCCTCGATGGGATTTCCGTACTTTACCTTGTACTGGCCCGTCCGCTTCCCGTCGGAAAGGATTTTCTCGTTCCCGGTATAGTTGGCGTACCAAAACCGTTTTTCATTGCGTCGGAGCGATCTCAATACGCCACCACCTTTGCGCATACGTTGTTCCGTATGTAAGAAACCATATCGGAGTACTTGAACACTCTGGAAATGCCGTTTTCACTGTGGGAAGTCTGGTTTTCCGTGCCGATCAGGTTGTACCCGGCAATGACCGCCATGATCTCGACTGTATCGTAATCGGGAGAAATGGATTCAGCCCCAGACCATGACAGTATCTCGCTTTCAGCCATGGAAAGGTACGCACCGATCAGCTCTTCGTTCCCGCTCTCTCCGAGAAGAAGCTCCACTCTCCTGATTTTTTCATCAAATGTCACGATGCGTACCTCCTGTTATCAGGCGATGGTAAACCAGCCCTTGGTCTTGGGGTTGTCGCCGGATGCGGGCGTGACCTTTACATAGCCAACGCCAGACTTCGCGTAGTAAGTCTTGCTGGCGTTCACGGTTTCCTCCGTTGCTGCGGTTGCGGTGCCCTTGAATAACATCCGGGAACACGTCAGCCCAAGAGTACGTTTCCGCGTCCGTCAGGATGTTCATTGTCTCTCTGTAGAACCCGTCCGTCAGCTTATCCGAGTGTCCTGACATGACATTTGCAACTCCCGGCCTCTTCCCCATGATCCACGTCATGAAAAAAATGCAGAGCGTAGACTTCCCAACTCGCGGAGGCAAAGACACCCCGAGAAAATCCAACGCCCCATCGTTCAGTTCCTGCAAGTCCTGTACAAGTGGCCGGAGCGTCGCCCTTCTCGGAACATAAAACCGTTTCGTCTTGTCCCTGTTCCATTCCAGATATACGCAGTAAGAATCGAAGTCATCTTTCGCAGCCAAGAGATACGTCTTTTTGTTTATTTCGAAAAATTTGAGAACTGCATTCGCATCTTCCGTTTCTTTTACCTTCAAAGCAGTTGCGTTTCTCAACCACAAATCATGTTTGAACGCGTGCTCCCTATCCCCCTCCCACATTGCCCTGACAATGTCGAAGTAGTCCCCATACGCCGCGCTATCCTCCGGTCTCGACTCGATGAATCGCCTGATCCTGCTTAACGTCTCTTCGTACATCCTTCTCCTCCAAACAAAAGGGCCGACGCTTACAACGTCAGCCCTTCTTTGCTGCTTACACCGAACCCCTTATCGGTGCGGCGTGTATTCAATTCGGTCGAAAGTAAATGCCTTTTTACATTTTCCGTGGTAAAAGCGTTCACCGGGCCGAGACCGGGGGGGGGCGCTTCCCCCTCCGGTATGCGCCTCCATGGCCTGTATAATATGCGTTCCATGCATTGCATGCGTGCATAATGTTCACGTTTCAACGGTTTTCAATGTGTTTTCACAACTTTCCGCAGATATTCAACGCAACAAAATAGATATTTGGTGGCGTTACTTATCCGGCATATCCGGCACGGGGGCCACTTCCGGCAGCGCGTCCCTGTACTTGTCCGCAATCTCAGCAGGGGAAGCCCCGTTATCTAGCGGATTGTTTGGCGTAACCACAACATCTTGTGTATCTTTGTACCCGAACATATTTTTACCAATGAAAATACCGGATGCCGGGTTGATCTTGCCGGATTGCATCCAATCATTCCAGAGGGACTCAAGTACAAACATTGCTTTTTTTATCACCGGTAGGTGCGTTGTGCTCCTGTAGTCCCCTGCTCTCCATTTGCGAATAGTAGTGGCGTCCACGCCTAGCCATAGCCCCATGCCTGGGACACTCGGCTTTGCATCCTGGTTGATGCAGAATTCGAAGTATTCTTGAATGCGGTGTTCAACCTGCTTGGGATCGCTGATATCGATCGTGGGGAGATCCCATGCAACCATAGCATTGCGCAGATATCGGGCATTGTCTCCCGGCTCTATGTACTCTTGGCCGAAGTTGGCAAGATCGGGCCTGTTGCGCTTGCGCTTTGGCTTTGCGATCTCTGTTGATTGCTCCTTGGCTGCGGTTGCCTTTGGCATGAACTCACCCCGTAAAAATCAAAATTGCGCTTTTGCGTCGGCTGCGCGTGCGCAAGCTAGCTTGCGGCTGCGCTGCTAGCAAAAGCATAACATTTTTTGCACGGGAAAATCAAGGCTTTTGAGCGTGCCTCGGGGAAGTGGTGCCCGTTTGTGTGCATCACTTTGCGCCGTGCGCGGCTCCGTTGCGTGATCGTCGGCGGAATCGTGGCAGATATGGGAGTTTTGCGCAGGGGGCGCGTATATTACAAGAGTGGTGCATACTCGGGTTGAAAGGAGTAAGCAACGCGCGTACATTGTGCGCCGCTGTGGTGCATCCGGTGCGCGGGGGCTCTCAGACATGCGAGCCGCTGACGCTCCCGCATTGCGAAGATAGATACTGCACAGGATAGCAAGAGCACCGACCGCCGTTAATCGGTAGTCGGTGCTTGAATTACTGTGCTTTTTTAAGTTGCTCGATTTCCTGTTGCTGCTCGGCGAGCTGCTTTGCGTGCATACGGATAACGGATTTCAGGAAGTTTACTTCCTCTTTCAATTCCTCGGTTTCGCTCTTTGGTGTAAGCGTTTCGATAATTGTCCGCTGGCCCTCTGCCAGAAGTTCGAGTTGTTTTGAAACTGTATTTTCAATAATTACTTGGATATCATGTACGGCCCCGCGTCGGGCCTCGTCGGCGATATCCTTCACTTGCTGCAATTCCAGATCGTCAAGCATCTTTGCTTCCCTCCTTGTACGTGTATTCTTCCATTGCCTGCCGAAGAACGGTATTTACCTTGTCGCCTCGGGCCGCGCAGGCGGCTTTGAAGTCCTCAAGCAAAGCTTTTTTTACTTTTACCGTTTGGTAAGCCATGTTTTCCGCATCCCATTTTTGATTTGCTCGGCGCTGGGCCTCTGATACTGCCATTTCATCACCTCTTGCCGAAAGTATATCATGTGTGGATTACGTTGTAAAGTATAAAATTGCATAATATATACGTTGTAACTTTGTGCATGTTGCCAATTGACTATATGCGTTGCAACCTATATAATAAGCATGTAAACAAGAGATACGGAGCCGCCAAGCGGCAGAAAGGAAACGAAATGAAACTGTTTATGACGAAGAAAGAAAAGCTTGCAAAGATGGAAGCACTCAATGCGAAATATGAAGCACTCAGTAAAGAATACCGTGAAACCGTAAAAAAGGCGAAAGAAATCGAAGCGACGAAGGGCGAAAAGTTTTCTTGGAGCTATTTCCAGCGGGCAGAGCAACTGCTTGTAGAAATGTCGAAAATCAAGGTGTAAATCCCCTGACGAGTCTTGACAGAGTAAGACGAAACGCCGCAAGGCGTCGGGATAAACCTAAAATTATTTTGGAGGAATATAAAATGAAAATCATTAACAACTGCGAAGAATTCCGCGTGATCGATCTTTTGAACCAGTACGACGATCTTTACTTTGAGGGCCTGAACGTCTCGGCCCATCCGTACCGCGACAGCCTTGTTATTATCGATCTGGCGGACGCGATGAAGCCCGGCAAGAGCTGCGCGCGCTGGTTCTTTAGCGTCAGCCCGTGGAAGATGGATGCTGACCGCCTCTGCATGACGGAATATGTAGAAATGGCCGCGCCTGAGTGCGACACGCTGGCCGATCTGGTCGCATGGCTGAGAGCCGGGAAGCCTCTGCACGAGGTGGACGGCCTGACGGTTGACACCGGGGCGCAGGCAAGCAACCGGACATTCTCCCCGTTTGCTCCTGTAAAGCCCGTCAAACTCGGCGATCGTCTCAACGCCGCCACTATTGCAAAGGCTATCCGCGCCGGGCAAATCGTCGCAGGCCGTACCGATGGGCGATACACAGACGATTATGCAATGGATGCCGCCTATGACTTTTACAGAGGTGATATCGATATTCAGGCATTCGCGCAAGATATTTACGAGCAGCCCCACGGCTGGCGCTTCTGGTGGCACGACGACACCCGGCGCGAGATCGTCGCAGCGTGCCACACGTTCGACTATAAAACGCTTTCTGTTGCGGGCTGACCGCCACAGGGTGAACGGAACTTATTTCTTCGATGGAGGGAAAACAGCATGAAAATTACAAGCATGGGCGGGCAAGTTCCCGCCCTGTTCGCCGATATGCTTAACCAGCCGCATTTGCTAATTGCTGGCGCGTCCGGCTCCGGTAAATCCGTTTTGCTTAATGGGCTGGTGTGCGCTATCCTGCGCCACCATCCAAACCAGATGCAAATGATTCTTATCGATCCGAAGCGGACAGAGCTTAACGAATATGCCGCGATGCCGCACACACTGCGTCACGCCACGGAACACGGCGACATCATAGCGGCGCTTGATTATGCGATGGGCATTGTAAACGCCCGCTACAAGGACATGCAGCGGCGCAGGATGCGCACATACGACGGCGCGAACGTGTATGTCATCATCGAAGAATTCACCGACCTCATGACCACGGCAAAGAAAGAGACATTGCCGACCGTCCAGCGCCTTTGCCAGATCGGGCGCGCCGCAAAAGTGCATGTTATTCTTGTTACGCAATGCCCGCTTGCAACGATCATCCCGACGGCGGTTAAAGTCAATTTTACGGCCATTTGCGGCCTGCACACCGCTACCCGGCAGCAAAGCCGGAATATCTTAGATATGCCCGGCTTGGAACAGCTCCCGAGATACGGCCAGTGCATCTATCAGACACCCGCCGGGATGTGGCGCTACGATGTGCCTTATACTGGAGACCGCGAAATAGCCGCGGTTACTACGTTTTACAAAAAGCAACGCTCTTTTCTGCAAAGAGTCTTTGCGAGATGAGATAACCCCGCCCACATCGGGCGGGGTTCTTTTTCTGCGGTATCGCAAAAGTTTATTCCGTGTCTCCGGTATCTTCTCTTGCTTCTTTTTTCTTCCCGTTTTTCTGCAATGACGCTCGCAGGAACGCAGTTATCAGGATGTTCGCCTGTTCTTCTGTTGCGCCCGCGTTTATCGTAGCTTTGTAAAACAGCAACGCCATTTCTGCAAGCGCTCCGACGGCGTCCATGAGTTCGCCCATCATATCCGAATCCCCTTTATAAATTTGTCGTAGTACGTCGTAGCTACCGCCATAGCAGCCCACATGTCGGCGGAAAAGCCGAAGAAAAAACCCGGCTGTTTCTTTGTGCCTTTCCCGAAGTTCGGCTGTCCGGGCGCGTAGCGGTCAGCCAGCGCCTGCCGGATGTTGCCATCCTTCGCTCTCGGAGAGCCGCACAGACAAAGCTTTTCTTCCCGCCGATAGATATACCCCATCCGGCGGAAGCCCCGCGTTAGCGCACGCTCCCAAAATCGGCCTATCCATACGCATGTATCGAAGACTTCTGCACCGACCGCCATACCCATTCCGGCGATCATCTCAATCGCAAAATCTGTTTCTGCGCTTTCTGCGATCTCGGAAATGATCTTCATAATTTCTGCGTTCTCTACCTTCCCGACACGAAGCACACGCCTGATTTCTGCCTCGTCGTATTCGGACAAGACATAGCCGCTTCTGACGTTGCCGGGGTCAATGGCTAATATTTTCATTTTCAGCCTCTTTCTGCATCGCGTCAACACGCCGCTTCAGCCTTTCTGCGCGTCGCAGATGGTTTTCTGCCCGTGATATTATCCGCGTGACTGTAGACCTGTTTACGCCGTATCTGCGGGCTATTTCGCCGGTTCTGACGCCGCTCATGTAGAGCAGATAGAATTCTTCCTGCCTGTCCGTCATAGCAATTCCCCCAGCCCGAACATATTTCCTTCGCCGCAGAGGAACAGTAGCTTTACAAGGTCAACGAAAACGCGCGGATTCAGTCCGGTTTTTATCTCGATCATGCGCAAATGGTAATCAACGTCGCCCGGACTCAAAAAAATCTCTTCTGCGGTCTTTCTGCTGCTCATATTGCACTTCGCAAATACCGGCAGTATCTTCTTCTGCGTCCATGTAATGGCTTCCATTCCTTTCTGCACCGTCAAACCTCCTTGCATTCGTCCTTTCGCACGTTTACCCTATGCCCGTTTACGGAGACAACGTATCCGGTCGGCGCTCTGTGACATTCGTATTTCTCCGCAATATAGGTTTTGCCGGGAATTGGCCTGAAATCAGCGTAAATCGGAAGAGCTTTGGTTATAATTACCTTAACGCCGTCCGTCCTTTTTGGTTTAGCCGCCGCACCGAGTTTTACGTGCTTTTTCTTCTGCGGGTCTCTGTATGCGTGATAACATTCCGGCGTACAAAATACACGTTTGTTTGTGTTTTTTGTCTTTCTCGTTATCAACTTCCCACAAGTCGGGCAATGCATTGTAATTTCAATCATTTTCCCGTCTCCTTTGCCTGTAAAAGAGCTTATTATACGCTTCATAGCGTTCGTCGATATGCGTTGAGCTGATAAGCCCGCCCGTTTTCTCCATCAGCACATCAAAGTAACTCTTGTCCTTTCCACAAGGATGCATTTCCGGACATCCCCCGCGATATACGCAGTTCGGACAAAGCACATCCGCAATTTCTGGCTCGATCTCATGCAGCGCCGCCTTCAAGTCCTCGGCATACTGCCGCGTCTCTGGGGAGGACTGGCGGCACAAGCGCTTGCGCATGGTGTCAATGAGTGACTGCACATTTGCTTCGCCTGTGAAGTCAACCGGCGCGTCCTGTGGTAGTTTGTCTCGCGGTATCCCAGTCCGGTCTGAACGCTGGCTTTTGATATACTTCTCAAATTTGTGACGGCTCCAATGCGTCGCAACCCAACTCTTGATGCCGTGCCATGTCCATTTTACGGAGATATCCCGGATCGGGCTGTGCTCCGCAATGAGAATTTTCCTTTTGAAATCCACGCTCGGCTCATGGTCAAGTGGCGGCTTGCCGACCGTTGACCGGCAGTCGGAAGCGACTTCTACCCAGTCACCCTTTATTTTCAGGATTTCGGTCTTTCTGCCCATTCTCCGACGCCTCCTGTTCCATTTCCACGGCAAATGCAATCCGACAAAGTGCGTGTGCAAGATGGTCGTTTGATTCGTCACCAGCGAGCCACGCAAAAAGATGCGTAAGCGCACGCCCTACGTGCTCTTTCGCCGGAATCAGTTTGTAATTATCCTCGGTGTAGTGGTGTAATACCGCTGATTCGTACCGGACTTTGGAGAGCTGCAACATAGCCCTCGGTGGAAGCCACTCACTTTTGAAAGGGCGGAAGGATTGTCTTCCGCCGTTCTGCTTCAACTCTTGCTTGTTCGTTATTTTCTCAAGGCTCATTTCATACGTCCTTTCTGTTCAAAACAGGCTTGTTTGTTCGGTATTCTCTGTTTCCTGACCTTCTGCAAAAATATTGCAGAGCATTTTTTCTTTGGCTTCCCTGTAAAAATTCCTGTCGATTTCAAAACCGAAAGCATTCCGGCCAAGCTCCGAGGCAGCGCGCAGCGTGGAACCGCTGCCGCAACACGGGTCTATAACGGTTTCACCCGGATCGGTAAATATTTCAATGAGCTTTTTCAGAACATTCACTGGCTTCTGCGTCGGATGAATCTTTGGCACATCCTTTCCGTCTCGCTCCCACTGGAACCAGTCAAATACCATGTGCCCTGTTCCCCGTATCGGTTTCCCGTTTTCTCCGATTTCCCGGCCATTGTTGAATTTTGGAAGCTTATCCCGATACAGAACAACTGCAAATTCAGTAGCACCAACTATCCGCATATTCGCTTTCAAAACCTGCGCGGAGTAATTCTTACAAAAGAAAATGGGGAACCATTTCTTGAATCCGTATCGCGCCCCGTATTCTACAACTGTCTGAATCTGATAAAATGCACAAAACACGATCATTGCAGGGGCTTTCCCTTTTTCTTTCGGTTCCGGCTTCAAGAGACGTGAACAGAAATGCATGTACTCAGCAATTTTGAAATAGCCATCCGAATTGAAAAAACTCTTTTTTGCGAACTTACTTTCCCCATTGGAATTATCGCCGCCGTTGTACCACATTGGATTACTACCGTATGCATCGGCCCCGATGTTGTACGGAATATCTGCAATTACAAGTTGGGCTTTCGGAATGTTGTACTTCTTGTAATTTTGGAAATTATCATGAAATATCTCACATCGCAGCTTCTTCATCTTGTAAGTTCAACCTCAACCGGGAATTCCGTATGGAAAATCAGCTTGTAATTTGGAACTCCGGTGTTCTTACCGGCCATGTAGATTTTCATTTTGCGTCCTCCTTCGGCACAGGCGGCAGCGGCATCCAATGCGTTACCACGCTTCCAATGCAATCCCGCATAGCCGTGCCGTCGTATCTGCTCCATGTATCCGCGCTTGTGAGGTACGCCTCGCCGACAAACACGCCGTCCGTAGCTAGTACGCGCATTCCCGGAGCTGGAAGTGTTCCATCAATGCTTATCCATTTGCCAAGCAGTGCGTCTCGCTCGGATTCCACCTCTCCCTGCTTCCTTTGTGCAAGAGAAATCACTATGTCTTGCCATTCAACTTCTTTGCGCAGACTTTTGATTTCATTTGATTGCCCCTCGGTTAGCGCCCGAAGAAACGCAATGGATTTCTCATATGCCTGTTTCTGCGAACGTTTTACTTTATCCGTCATATGTCCCTCCAATATTTAATTCTCGCGCGTAAAGCTCCCGCATTCTCGGCGGCATGTCCGCCATCGATTCAAATCTCAGCCCGCTCATTCGGTCGTGCCCCAACTGCAAAAATTATCTGGCTCGACAGCAACAGCGTTTTTAAAGGACGTGCGTGAAAAGCACCTGCCATCGATGTTGTAAATGCAGTCCTTGCACCGCACCACCGTCACAACGTCGGCGGCGGGCATATCCGAGATGGATTGCAAGTTTTTTGCGCTGCACCCGTCCTGCATTAGTTTCATAAGTGCCGCCTCGCGGCTGATGTAATCCGCCATCATTTATCCCTCCGAAATTTCCGCCCGCACATCGGGCAATACTTAATGGTCACAACGTCCTGCGTCGTAAAGCTGTCGCAACTGTCGAGGACACGAACGCGAAACATGCCTTGCGGATTTAACGCCATTTCAATTCCGCTGTATTCGCTGCTCACGTTAAACAACACAAACTGGTTGTTTTCCCCTTCGCAGTAAGCACATTTATGTTGACCCATCGTCCCGCACCTCCACGCCAGCCTCGTCCAGCAGGTCACAAAGATCGGTGTCCACGCTGCTACCAATAAACTCACCATTTTCGTCGTAGTGGTTGTACTCCGTGGTCGGCCGGGATTCTATCCCTGCAAACTCTTTTAAGAGTCTCAGATATTCGTCGTTATCGAAGAGCTGAGTCTGATAGAGCTGGCTCAACTGCGCTTTGGTTATGCACTTAGCCATCCTTCTTGCCCTCCATTTCCGCCAGCGCCTTTTCGGCCTCCTCGCGGGTTAAAAATACGGTTTTTCCTATGGAACTTTCCACGCATGGGCAGAACGGGTACGTTTCAATGTCCCACCGTCCCTGTATTGCGAAGTATTTCATGCTCCCGACTCGGTGCTCGAAGATTTCTCCGGCAAACACTCTGTATAATTTATCGCCCACCTTGCACGGCAGCACGGCCACGCGCCCGTCCTTGTCGGCCTCGGCAAGCTCGCGGAGGCGGTCAAACCCGCCGCACAACTCGGCAATGTCCTCGTAGGCTTTCAGCCGTCCGTACAGATCGCGGGCCATCTTGCGGAAAATATCCTTGCCAAAGCCGTTGCTCGTCGGGCCGTTGATCAGCACGTTGAGCGTGCTGTCCCGGCGCTGCTTCCAGTCGATTTCCTTTCCGCCGATCACGGCGTGCAGAAATCGGTCGGTGCCCGGGTCTACGTTGATATTAGGCCTTGTCAGTCGTTCCATAACTCTTCCTCCACATACCGCCAGCTCTGCGCTGGGCGGGTGATTGGCCCGGGCGCAAGGCCGAATTTTGTCTCCCGCAGGCCGGTAAACTCCCACAGATCGCGCGGGCGATCGTAAATTCTGAGGTCGGAAATGTGCCATCCGTAGCCGACGCCGCCGTCCAGATACTTCTCCAGTTCGTCTTTTGTCAGGCAGGCATCCGCAAGAAGCGTATCAAGTGGTGTGCAGTCCATGTTCCAATCGCAGATGCAATATTTCGGCGGCTCACAGATTGCTCCTACTCTGACGATCCTTTCAAAAATGTCGTCGCATACAAACTCGCCGATGACCTTTTGCCGCTTATCCCATAAGCCAGTGGTCGGCGCTTTTTCCGTCTTTATGAAAACCGGCTTGCCGTGATACGTCTCTCCATAATTCTCATCGCCGTCTTTCATAATGGTGATTAGCTTTTCCTCCGGTTTTGTGCAGTAGATGTAGCACTTAAACGGCGGGGTCATCTTCGGGCGCGTCTTGCGCACCTCGATAGTTTTCTGCCCGTTGATGATCTTCTCACACCATTCCGGGCGAATGCTGATCAAAACAGCTTTCCTCATGCCTTGCCTCCTTCCTCCGGCGCTTCCTGCAATCCGCGCCATTCCCAGTTGCTTCGTCCAAGGCTGCAACTCCCACACTTGCAATTTTGCTTTTTTGTGCAATCGCAGCACGTAAGCAGCAGCGACTCTTGGTGGTCACGTCGGTGGTCGCAGCAGTGTCTGCATGCGGAACATCCGGCAAATATCTTCAGATCTACAATTGCCGCGTCCCTCTCGGCTTCTGCCTCTACCTGCTTTCTCTGTGCGAGGGCAACCACCATGTCCTTCCACTCGATCTCCTTGCGCAGGTCTGCGTTCTCGGCGGTCAGGTGCTCGATTGCGTTAGCAGCCGCAAACTCGATGTATTCCCGCCGATCTTGGATTTCTCCGATCTTGCAGTTTTCGCACGCGTCGTCGTGTCCAAGCCCCTTCGCGCAGCACCGCAGCGCCTTCACGATTTCTTTATTCGTCACGTTTTTCCCTCCAATATTCGTTGAACTTTTTCCCCGTAATGATCGGCCTGCACCACTCGCGCTGGAAGCGCCGCCAATCCGGATCATATTTTCCATCTTCTCCGCGAAACAGCATTGCATACGGGACAAATCCTGCCTGCATTGTCTGGATCAGGCGTAATTCTGCCGCATCAAAAGAATCTCCATCGTATCCACACAGCACATAGCAGCACATTGTGTGGCTCGACGGTCTGAATCCTGCCGCGCGGAGTTTTCGCCCCATTTCGATCAGCGGTTCCAGATCGTCTTTCGTATCGTAGGCCGTGTAAATGCGGGCCGGTTTCACTTCGCGCAGCAAATCCGCCTGCCACTGCTGCAAAAGTGCTGGCTCCAAGCCTCCCGTAAATATCGCCGGATGTGCTTGCCGCTTAAGCATCTCGCAAACTGCCAGGAAGTGCCGTTCGGACGTGCCTAAAATGTTATCATCGAGGATGTTCCATCCATTCACAATCGGCAACTCTTTGATTTCTCCGTGTGCGCAGCGCGGCACAGAGCAGAACCAGCAATCCTTTGTGCAGCCGCGAGATGTAAAAATCATCCCCTCGCGCAGATACAGCCCAGGCGTAAAGTCTCCCATGCGATCATCAAACGCCGGGCCGCCCACCTCGACAGGCACGCCCAACACCTGCCACGCATAGTACAGTTCCTCCGCCGTCTCTATATCCCAAGTGAATGTCACGGATATGTTTACCTGTATCACATTTGCCTTGATGCAATCTGCGATGTTTTCGATGGTCGGAGGGCCGAAGAATGCGAGCGCATCCGTCGGAGAAGCGTTCGTTTTTCTTGGAAAGACGCGAGCAATCATCGTTTTCCTCCAATCAAAAGCTGATTCTGTCGATTGCACAAGCGCAAGCTCATATCAGAGGCCATTTTCAGCCGCTCAATCGCGGTTTGTTCTAAGTCCATCGGTTCAGCTCCTCCATCAATGCCTTAAAAATCGGGTATGCCTGGTGCGGCACTACGGCGTTTCCGAGGCATTTAAGTCTGTCCACCCTGGCGGGAATCCCATGAGCCACTCTACCCACGTCGGGTTCAGCTGCCCAGCAACGTCCGTCCGCAAGCTCCTGTGATTTTCCCCACCGTGCGTCCCCTGCGCATCCGCTGCACATGGCGTCGTAAACAGCTTCATTGCCACTCTCTGCGTCAGATTGCATTTGCCCGGATCTTTTTTCCTGCTCGGCGGCACAGATTGCAGCGTGTCTTTGTATTCGTTCGCACGCGGCGTCGGCCATAGCCCGCTTCTGATCAGTACCTGTGCCCCTAGATGCGTGCTCTTTTCTGGTGGTCTTCCGCTCGTCACCGCAGTCATGCCGCATTGTCCTCCCGTCGGTGTCGGCCACATCTGCGAGGCCGGTGAAGAATACCCTTGATCGTCTGTGCCAAGCTCCGACAGCCGCAGCCTCAAAATTAAACACGACGACGTGATAGCCAGCACGCTCCAGATCCTTGACCACCTGCCCGGCGGCAATCTTGATGATTCCATGAACGTTCTCACCGACAACGCAACGCGGGCGCAGCTCTCGGATAACTCGGAGCATCTCCGGCCAGAGGTAACGATCATCTTCTTTTCCCTTTTGCTTTCCAGCCACGGAGAAGGGCTGGCATGGGAATCCGCCGGAAATAACGTCAACTGTTCGTAGGCCTGTCCGCTCATAAAAACTCCTCTTTGTCAGCGTCCTGATATCCCGCCAGCGCGGCACATCAGGCCAGTGCTTTTCCAGCACCTTCGTCTGGTAATCTGCAAACTCGCATTGCCCGACGGTCGTAAATCCTGCCCACTCGGCAGCCAGATCAAGCCCGCCGATCCCGGAAAACAGGCTCAGATGCGTCAGCATCGTGCCTCATCCCTCCCCGTCGTCAGCGCGAATGATCTCCGTTGCCTCTTGCAAATATGGATTTTTCATGGTATACTCTCCTTGTATTTGATTTTCACAGAGAAGCCTGCGCTTCTCTGCCCTCGTCCGGCTTCAACCGGGCGAGGGCATTTTTTATCCGATCAGGAACTCCGGCTTATAGTGGAGCTTCAACGCCCTGGCGTTCTGGTGGTACTCGGGCGCGCTCCACTTATAGCCCCAGTATTTGGCCGCCGTAAAGATCGCGGCCAGCTCGTCTCCCGCGCGTACCGTAATGCTCTGATTGCGGTACGCGACGGCGTAATAATTTTTCCCTGTGTACCCGGTCTGCGCGATCACGCACTGCCTTCGCGGTGCCCGCTCTCCCGAGTAATCGGTGCTATTTTGCCGCATACAAATGCCCCTTCCTTGCTTTCCTCCCGGCGTGCGCGATCTCCCGCTGCGCCACGAAATTCAGCTCCTGCGCGTGCTTCTCTGCGAGCTGCTTTTGATAGATGTGCTCCCGGATGGACTGATACAGCATCCATGAGCAGCACATTGCGCTGCATCCCGGCGCACGTCCCGGACAGTCCCTCCCGCAGGGAGGCGGGATTGGCTTTGTTTTCGGTGCGTACCGCATCATTCGTCCTCGGCCTCCTCCCACAAATGCTGCATCCACGCTGCCATCGTCAGCAGGCGCTTGCGCGTCTCCAGCAGCGCCCCGACGATCTCACGATCGATATGCGGCTGACTGCTCAGTATCTCCGCGTCCTCCTGATCCTGCTCAGCGGCCCGCGTGACCGCGTCGATCAGGTCCTCCATCTGCTCCGGCGTCAGCTCCACCGGAATTTTTCCTTCATGCATCATTCGTGCCCTGTTCCGCTATCTTCATTGCCTCGCGGATCACACTCCCGCCATAGGCATCCTTGGTCAGCTCAAAGAATGCCTCGCGCGTCATATCTGCGCTCAGGTCGATTCCGTGATCCTTCGCAAATGCCTTTCGCCCGGCCTCGCAGCTCCCAGTCAGCCGGTGATGCCAGTCGTACAACGTCATCACCGGATAGGCTGTATTCGGCTTGATCGCATCCAGAAATGCGGTGATCCGCTCCTCCTGCGGCAGGTCCTCAAACGCCTTATCGCGTGCATCCGTCACAGCCTGACGCACCGTCTCCCCGTGCGCAGAGAATCCATCTACTTTTGCCACAAAGCATGGCGTCAGCGTCAGATCGCCTTGCAGGATAAAGCCCTTCGCAATGTTCCCGTGTACCGCCGTTATGATCGTCTGCACGCCATCGATCATATGTACATCTTCTCCGTCGTACTTTTTAATGCCGCAGCCGGAGCCGTCGCCGTAGCCGGAGCCGTCGCCGTAGCCGGAGCCGGAGCCGTAGCCGGAGCCGTCGCCAGAGCCGTCGCCGTCGCCGTAGCCAAAGCCGGAGCCGTAGCCGGAGCCGTCGCCAGAGCCGTCGCCGTCGCCGTAGCCGGAGCCGGAGCCGTCGCCGTCGCCGTAGCCTGAGCGCGCGGCCAGAAACTCTTTGATTTTTATCGTTTCCATACTCTTACTCCATTGATGCTCCGCACCGCCTCGTCGGTGCAAGGGATGATCTCAATAATCCCGAGTACCGTCATTGCCGGTATCGTTACCGTAAACTTGCAGTTTTCCGGTGCCTTCACCCCCTCCGTTGCGAGCTGGGACAAGCTCGCCGCTCCATCCCAATACCACAGCCTTCGGCAATCAACCAGATCTGCCTCGGCACCTCTGCGCTCCGCGATCTTTGCGAAGAATACGCCCGCCCGATCGCACCGGATGATGTAATACTGCTCACTTTTGTTTCCCATTATTGTTTCCTCCTTAAATTTCGTTTTCCGGCAGCTTCGCTCGAAGCGCCTTGTTCTCTGCCTCCAGCTGCTCAATCCTGTCGGCGGCATCCATACAAACATTGTCAGCGTCGCAGCAATGCATTTCTTCCGTCCCGTATACATCTACAAGCCCGTCGATCTTATGCTTCACCCAATACTGGCATTTCTCGCAGTTTTCCTGTTCCCAATCTGTCGCCACCAGGCACCGCAGCGCCCTGACAATATCCTCACAGCTCATACAGCACACTCCCCAGTACAGCGCTGATCGCCGCCGCTCCGCCGAAGGCCAGCGCCGCACCGGCCAGCTCCAAGGCCAGCAGCACCAGCGCCATGCCGGACAAAAACGCCCCTGCCAGCCAGCAGACGGAGAGCGCCGTCCGGCGTACCCGCTCTCTCTTTTCCCGCAGGCCGTCCCTCTCGGCTCTGCGTGCTTCCCATTCGCGCTCCCGCGCTCTCTGGTGATTGGTTTCCGTGATAAGTTCCACGTCGCTCATGCTATCCTCTCCTTTCATCCTCCGAGGAACCGGATAAACGGCTCTCTCGGGATTTTCACCCTGTGTTCGCTTGTGCAGCAAACCGGGAATCCCAGCATCTCCGGTTTTTCCCGTGCCATGATTCGCAGCCAGTGTGGCGCGCAGCCGAGAAACCTCGACGCGACCGCCGGTGTGATCGTCGGGCTGTCCATAGCCCGAAGCTCGTCAATGTTCGGCATATCCTAGCCTCCTACTTCAAGTGGCGCTTACCGCGCCGTGTATCGCCTCTAGCCTTCGCCGCAAATCTGGATTGCGCTTGTGTCCATGCCCTCGCAAGGCGGCGTTTCTCGCCTTCCTCGACGCGCTTTTCGTACTCGGCAGTTTTGATCTTCGCATACTCGGCATATGCTGCACAGGTTTTGCGGCATTCCGCGCTCCGACCAGCGCAATCTTGCTTGCAAGGACACCGTTCGTCAAATTGCCCGATTCTAACCATCCGGTAGCCCTCTTTCCATCATTTTTTGCATAGCACGGCGTTCAAAGGCCCCCATTTCACCGCCGTGCTCAACGTATGTTGAATTTTTCCTTACAGAAACTGAACCCTTCGCGTTGCCGCCTTTGTCCTGTTCTTTTGCAAGCCAACGGACGATAAACGAGTTTATCCCGCGTTTTGTCTTTCTCCTGTCCGGATTTGCGTCAAGCCAGCCTTTCATGCCCCGAAGCTGCTGTATCACGTCTACAGCAGGGTACAAGCCCGCCCATTCTTGGCATTGCTCCACGGAAACGGGATATTCCGTTCCGTCATTCAGGGGGAGAACGATTGCTGGCGGCGCGGATGCCGCTTGCGGCTCCGTGCTACCTTCCGCATCTCGAATAGCGAATATCGAATTCGATTCTCGATTCTCGAATACGGGAACATTTGAATTCATTTGCTTGCATGTGCTTGCATCCGCTTGCGAACTGCTTTCAGGTGCTGGATACTTGCTAACTTTCGCGCGCTGTGTCTGGTACTTGCCCCATGTTGGTAAACAAAGGAAGCGCTTACCCTCAAACACATACAGGGTAACCAATCCAGCGTTCGCCAATCCATGAAGAGCAGTTTCCACCGTTTTCAGCGTGAGATTTTCCTTTAGCGGGAATAGGCGGTTTTTCACGACCGCCGCTCTCCCATCGAAGCGCCCGAAATCATCGCAGTTGACAATCAGCCGATAAAACAGAACTTCTTCAAACCATGAAAGCTTGTCAACGCTTTCGCTCGTACAGACGCTTTCTCTAATGATTCTGTTCGGCATTTTTCATCCCTCAGAACGGGAGGTTCCCATCTTCTTCGTCGTTAGCAATCTCCGTGAAATCGCTCTTGGCTTCCTGCGAATCTCCGTCGCGCTTGGAGTCGCCAAAATAAACGTGATCCGCGAGAATTTCAGCGCTACGGCGTTTGTTTCCCTCCTTGTCCGTCCAGCCGCGAATCTGCAAGCGGCCAGTAACTACGGCCAGGCGGCCCTTCGTGAAGTATTTCTCGACGAATTCAGCGGTGCTCCGCCAGCAGACAACATCAATGAAATCTGACTCTTTCTCCCCGCCCTGCGGCGCGTAGTCGCGCTCACAGGCCAGCGTGAAGGAGGCGACCGCAACGCCGGTCTGCGTTCTCCGCAGTATCGGGTCAGTAGTTAACCTTCCCATGATTGTAATTGTGTTAAGCATTCCAAATTCCTTTCCTGTATACAAGGTTTGTTTCGTCCCATCCGGGATATTTGCTTCTCAGATAATTCGCCAGTACCTCTTTGAGCGCCGCGCGGTCTGCTGATTGGTCATATCTGGTGTGACATATGTCGCACAGCGTTATGATGTTCTCGGCGATTCCAAGCCCGCCGTGTGCGCGCGGTATGTAGTGGCACCACGGGCTTCCCGGTCTGCCACAAACGATGCAGTAGCCGCCGTCACGCTCCATAACGGCCTCTTTTACAGAGGCGGGGATACTAGTTGCCTTTGTCTGTTTGTGCAGCTCTCTCACCCCATTCAATGTTCATCCGAGTCAGCTCGTCAGGCGTCAAGGTCTCGATTCCGAGGCTTTTCGCATCCTGCACCGCCATATCGATAATGCGGCACATTTGCTTGCTGTTGTACGTCGAAGAGCCGTAATAAGCTCTGACAACAACGCCGTCACCGTCCTGCTGATAGTCAACTTCTTCGGTCGGCCAGCCTGTCCCGAGCATAGACCACGCCGTCCGGAACGTTGGCGCGTCCTCTCTTGTGAGGTGGAAGTCCTTAAATACGCCGACCGCCTTGATATAGTCGATGTATATATCTTCTTTCGTCCGTCCGAGTTTGTCCGCGATCTGATCGCAGAGCTGCCAGAAGTAGTTGTTTGAATCAAGGCTACGCTTCTTGCGGAACTCCTTGATCTCCGCAACGTACTTCTTTCCGGGAATCATCGTTGACAGAAACATTTGTGCTTTCGCGGGGACGTCCGCGCGGATGCGAAGCCATGTCCCGGCGGAGTCCAGCGACCAATCGGCGGCGGTAAATGTGATCTCAGTCATTGCCTATGCCCTGCACAAGCTTCATGTAGCAATCCCAGCAGAGGCAACGCCCATATTTCTTCGTCGTGTTCTCTGCGATGGCCCATGCCGAATAGCTTTTGCCATTGAAAACGGACGGCTCAACAGGCTTGCCGCAGTCCGCGCATTTGAATCCCGGCTGGCGCTCCTGTTTTTTCGGTTGCTGCGCCGCTGGTTTCGGCGCGGGATTCTGTGTCGTATTCCCGAACGTGTAAACCGTTCGGCCCTTTGACGTGATCGTCAGTGTCTTGATGTGTTCTGCTTCGTCGTATGTAATCTCCGAGACGTCGAAATGGTCAGAACACTGCCATTTCCCGGTTCGCTCGTTTTTGACGAGCCGAGAACAGTTCTCAGCGCCGATCCAGATAAACGGGGCAGAATAAAGTTCTCGGCCAATGCCGTGTTTGAAACCAGCACGTTTGAATGCGTCGGATGCACGGCCTTTCTCAGCCTCCGTGTTGCTTTCAACGCCCGCGTCCCACTTCCATACGAGGTGCCCGTTGCTGAGATAGTCAACGCCGATTCCACCGTATAGAACTCCATCGACAAGCTTGAAGTCGTTTTCCCAATTCTGCGTTCCTACGGTCTCGTCAAGGATATCCGCATCCGTTCGAGCCGTCTTGTAGAGCAGGATGGATGCTCCTTTTTCGTTGCACTGCGCAACTCTGCATTCGATTTCATCCGGTTTCAGTGTCCGAAACTGTTTCATTATTTCCCTCCAATTCCAAGCGGCAGTAATAACCTCTGCCAAATTCGTGAACGATGTATTCCCCAGTAAGCCTGCACTGTTTTCTCGAATAAGTCTCGAAAAACGGGCAGAATTGGCAGCAGATATGATCTTTTTCAAAGAAAACGCTCACTCTCGTCTCCACGGGAATATAAACATAATCATTCGAGAGTTTTCCGGCCATATCCAAGCGCCTCCAAAATGTACCGTGTCCCGAGTTGTTGTACTAGCAAGGCGACGATTTGATTGTCTGGATCGTAGTTCCCCGTACCGGGGTCTGCCATGATTCCCTCGTCGCCTTGCCAGTAATCCTCTCCGGGGTAAATCTCTACGCCGAAGATGTCATACGCGCATCTTGCCTGCTGCGGGTCTTTGGAATAATCAATCTCCATCGTCGGCCTCCAAACTGTATTCAGCATAATGCGTCGGTTCGCCAAAACGGTTTTCGCCGGTTACGATTCGGCTCCTGATAGGATATCCGGCACGGCGAAGGTCGCATATTCTAGCGCCCAGCCTGAGACAACCGTATTCCCGAATGGCATCCATCGGCGTAATCTTCCCGACTGTTTTCAGGTGTCGGAGCACCTTTTCAGCCTGCGTCATGGTCTGTGTTCTCGGCGTATTGCTTTCCTTTACACACGAGCCCCGGTTTGAACGCCTTAAAGCCTTTTGTGTTATCCATGTTTTCATTCCTTTCCAAGTGATTGCCCGGCAACTAAATCTTCAACCGAGCATCCATAAAGTTTCGCAAGTTTTTTGTGGTGCTTTCTTGCGATGCCTGCGTTACCGGTCTCCCACTTGTGTACTGCAACCTGACTGACATTACACCGCTTTGCAACGGCTTCCTGCGTCAACCCGGCGTTCAGGCGAAGTTCTTTCAAGTTTCTCGTGGCACTCCCCCCTAATACCTCATAAATATGAGTAGTTATTATTGACAGCGCCCGAAAGCGGTGATATTATGGGTTTGTTCAGGACACATAATCTCGCCGTTTTCGGAGCGGCTGCCTTTTCTGTACCTCTTGGGTACGGTTATATAATAACTCATAAATTCTAGTAATGCAACAATAAAATTAGAATTTTCTAGTTTTCGTAGAGTTGCACAATTCACGTGGTGATAGTATGGATATTATGCTGGAACGGATGCTTTCTCTCATCCCCAAAAAAGAGAATGGTAAATATGTCCACGGAGCGAAAAAGGAATTTTGTGAAGCCATAGGCGCGCCGACAAACATTGTTTCTGAGTGGGAGGCCGGGAAAACAAAGTCGTACAGGAATTACCTGTACGTCGTTTCAGCTAAATACAACGTTCCCGTTGAATGGCTCAATGGTGAAACCAATGATCCGTCTGCGGGCATAAAAAAAGAGGCCACCGAAACCGGCGACCTCTCCGAAGCAGAATTACAACTTATTGAATTGTTCAGGAAACTCCCAGCGGAGGCGCAGGAAGCTTTTCCGGCCCTTCTTGAAGCGACACTAAAAGCGCAAGGGCTACTTTAATCGCTGCTTCTTTGTCTTTTGCCGTATTTATAATCTCAAACGTTTTGCACATATTCTTGTCCATTCCATCCTCCTATTCTGAAACCAATGATTATAGCGATCCTGCGAAGGTGATTATATATGTCTGATTCGTATAGATACTCGCCACCGGCTGATTTGTCGCGCAACAGACAAGAAGAAAGCGACATAGCCTACCGAAATTTCAAAGTTCCATTTTTTAAGAAAGACTGCATTTCTTTGGCTTCGAGATTGGCTGATAGCATAAACCGCAATATCGCTGAGATGAACAAAACAACTGACTTCGGCCAATTTATCGTTCTGTACTATGAGGCGTTATCTTCGGCTAGACATCTCGCAAAGATAAGGAACGCAGTGCCATACAAGTCAGCATTGCCGTATTTCGACTTGCAGAAATACTTGGAAGAGTTCCAATGGCACCTTCGGAATTGCATGGAACAGAATAAAAACAGGATAGTCAGAGACGCACGTGGGCTTTATGTAAATTGGCCTGAGAAAACACGTTCCGACTGTGAGAAATTCAGAGACGATTTCGATCAATATAGGCATGTGTTCAATGAGGGGACTATCGCGTTTGGGCGTAGAATGATGTCCGAATTGCGGCGCGATTGCGGCGTTCCTATATTCGAAAACACTGTGCCTGAACAAACCGCATCCGGAAACGTTCCGCAGGACTTCGACAGAATGTCCGGAACTGATTTTGAATGTTTTTGCGCCGATGTTTTGCGCGGTAACGGATACCAAAATGTCGTTGTTACGAAAAGAAGCGGAGATCAAGGCGCAGATGTCATTGCAGAGCGCGATGGAGTCAAATATGCTTTCCAATGCAAGCGATACGACGGTGATGTTGGAAACGCAGCCGTCCAAGAGGTCTTCACCGGGAAGCAGATTTATAAGTGCCACGTTGGAATCGTGCTAACAAATCGAGGCTTCACACAAAGCGCCAAAGAAGCGGCAGCATCAACAGATATCCTTCTATGGGGTAGAAGTGTGCTACTACAGCTCATTGAAAGTGCTTCTTGAATAGTTGAAGTGCATGGTGATATATTAGAACTTATGTTCCAACAAGTCAACACGACAGAATGCACAAAATCTGGATATTAAAATTCTACAGCCATTTGCAGAATAAGTCCCATTTATTGGCTTGCATATGTGGTATACTGAAACGGGAACGTCTTTGGAAAGAAGTTGATATCATGTTTGATGGTTTTGCCCGTGCCAGCGTGCCGATGCTGGCACGGGCTTTGGTTTCTGCAAGCGATTGGGAGCCGCCTGTAGCTCAACCATACGCTTTCACAAATGGTTATGTACAGCCCTTCCCATGGTTTTCTCCGCCCCAATCATGTTTTTTGGAGTGATTTTCTTGGAAAAAATGTTGTGGCAGCTCTGCCGCGAAGCAAAGGAGGCTTCGCATCTCACAAATCAGATCATCGCCGACCGTGCCGGTCTCGCCCTGAATACGGTTTCTCAGTACCTGCGCGGCGAATCAAAAAGCGCCTCTGTCTACACCGTCGGCCCGATCTGCCATGCCCTCAGCATCGATATGAACGCGTACTTCGGTATCTCGCCGCCCGCTCCGGAATCCGTCTCCGAGCTGCTTCGCCTTGAAAACAAAAGCCTCCGCACCCAGCGCGATCAGCTTCGAAAATCCCTGAAAATGCACCGCATCACCACCCTTGCCCTGCTCGGCATCGTCGCGCTTTGCGCTTTTGCTCTGGTGGTGGATATACTAAGCCCCACACTCGGTTGGTTCCGTGCATAAAAAATAGCCGCCCCGGCGCACTGCCGGAGCGGTACTTTTAAGGAGGTAACCCATGCAGCGATGTGTAAAATGCAAAATGGAGATCCCCGATGGGTCTCTTTTTTGTTGCTGGTGCGGGAAAAAGCAAATCGTGCAGCGCAGCCGCACGCGAGGAAACGGGCAGGGAAACGCATACCAGCGCGGGAAAACGTGGACGGCCCGTTGGACTGAAAAAACATACATCGACGAAAACGGGAAACTTCAGCAAAAGATGAAAACGAAAGGCGGCTTTGCATCCAAGCGCGCGGCTCTGCAATACGCTGCAAACCCGCCCAAGGAGGCCAAGCGAAGCTGCACCCTCCGTGAATACTACAAGACATACCAAAAAGGGGATTACCTGTCTCTTTCCAACGACCGGCAGGGCGCTTCGGACAAGGCATTTCAGCGGTTGGCGGAAATCGCGGACTGCGAAATTGATAGTCTTACAATTATGCAGATACAAGATGTGATCGACCACAACGCCAGCACCTATTACACGCGGAAGGACATGAAAACCGTTGTGTCCCATTGCTACAATCTTGCAATTGCCGAAAAGCAAACCACGGTGAATCTTGCGAAATACATAAAGCTTCCCGTCCTCGAAGAAAAGTCCCCGGAGCCGTTTTCCGATGCTGATATTAAGAAACTATGGGCGGCTTACGAAAAGGATCATTTCGTTGGATTTGTTCTGGTAATGATTTATACTGGAATGATGCCCGGCGAGCTGCTCCGGCTCAAAAAGGACATGATCGACTTTAATAAAAACGAGATTGTCAAAGGCGGCATAAAAACGAAAAAGCGCAAGGAAACGCCAATGGTTTTCCCAGATTTTCTCGCTCCGCTGCTTCAATCCTTGTGCGCTGAAAGCGACTCACGCATTGGGAACGTATGCTGCATAAACAAAGACAACTTTTACAAACGATACTATGAGTGCTTAGAGTTGGCCGATGTGCAGAAACTCCCACCGTATTCCTGCCGTCATACGACCGCAACTGCCCTCGCCTCCAAAAACATTGACCCATTTACGATCAAGGAGATCATGCGGCATACAAAGATAACGACGACACAGCGATATGTCCATCCGGATATGAGCGGCATGATCGACGCCGTGAATCTGTTGCAAGAAGATACAAACAAGTAAATTCTGTATGCTACAAAATATGCTACAATTTGCAATTCCCGCAGTGTTTTCAATGGTTCTAAATCCCCTGCTAAGGGAGTAGTCGTCTAAAAAGCGAGCGAGAGTTCGAATCTCTCCTTCCGCGCCAAAGTGCCGATTTTAGCTTCAGAACAGCTAAAATCGGCACTTTTTATACTCTATACTGTCTTTGTTCGCATCTGCGGCGGGACTCGAACGTTTGGTTTTGATAAATGTGATAACGTAAAATCGTTTCCTGTATGCTACATTATATATTACATATTTATTTCAGGATATGCCTTTGATCTTCCGCATCACCGCATCATACACCCGTCTATTTGTTATGGGCAATGCACCTGTAATACGCACAAAGCTTTTCCTCCGGGCCGGGGCCGTCCTTATCCATCAAGAACGCCCGCGCAAGCTCCGCGTAGAACTCCGGCACGTTGACTCCGAACTTCCGCGCCACATCGTAGTAGTCCGAGTACATCATGTTCATGGTCACACCCCACGCCCAGCGGGGGATGTCGTGCGGGATGCCGCTCGCATCCGCGACGGCGGAAGCCTGCTCCATCGTCCAGTGCGGCCCGACCGTGCCGTCGGCGTTCTGCATGTGCTCCGCCCAGCGCATGGCATCCTCTCGGGAGAATTCCGTCATTTTCGTGGACTCACGAAAATGGTCTCCCTCCATGCCATCAAGCTTATGCAGACGGCACAGGAGGCCCGCCACGGCGTCGGCCTCTTCAATCCTGCCCAGTGTCAGGGGCTTGTCCGCCAGCTCCTCAAGCCGCGCGTACAGTCCGTTGATGTAGTCTCTCATGCTCACGCCTCCTGTATGTATCTGTAAAGCTTGTCGAGATCGCTCACATCGAAGCGCAACTCTCCAATGATCGGCACCGTGACCGGCAGCTTCTGGCCGTCAAAGCGCGGCCTTGCCGCATTATAGAGCCGGTCAAGGTCGATGTTCCCGGCCTCGTCCATCACGCCCATCATCTGCACCGCCGGATTTTCACGCAGCTTGAGCAGCTGCGCCTTGCCGCCATCCATGATAAGCGCAAGCGCGATCCCGGCTCCAATGCCCTTGCCCTTCGGCAGATGGGGAATGATCTCATTGTCGGCGAATTTTGCCGCGCCTCGCATAGCCTGATCAATCGTTACCATAAGGATACCTCCGTGTTAAGATCGGGGCGGCTATTGCCGCCCCTTTGGTTTACTTGTTGCAGCACCCGCACTTCGGAAGCGGGTTGTAGAGCGTCTGCGCCGTGGTCGCTGTGCCGGTGGTGATGTCTGCCACCTGCTTCGGATAAAAGGTTGCGTTGGCATACGTTACGATGCTGTTGTCACCGCAGCAGCGGCGCTCTGCCTCCATCTCGATCTCGCGGTGCAGCTCGTCCTTGACGGATGCGATGTCCTGGCGGGCCAGCACGAAGCTGTCCTCGGTGCGCTGGTTGTGGACGGCCTGCTTGCACAGCGCCTCGCGGATGTCCTTGAGCTGCCTGTCGATATAACCGTACACCTCCAGCATCTTGCCGTCGTTGTACGTGTTGGCCTTGAGCAGCGCGATCTCGCTGTCCTTCGCGGCCAGCTTCTGCTCCCGGTCGAGATCGTAGCGCGTGACCGGCATGTTCTCGCTGCACGTCGGTTCCTGCTGCCGTGCGGCGAGCATGGCGGCGACCGTCATGGCAGGCGTAACTGCTGCAACGACGTCAGCGGCTGCCGGCTTGTTGTTCTGTCCGATGCCGCCCAGCAGATTGCCGAGCCCGCCGTTTGCCAGACTCATCGCGGCGCCGCCGATGCCAAAGCCCAGCGCAGTCCCCGCGAGTCCCTTGCTTGCGTATTCCATAGTATTACCTCCGATAAAATAGTAAGCTGGCCAGCTCCTATGCTCATTATGAGGCATCCACGAAGAACAAAAAACCAACTCTTCGGCCACTTTTCGGGCACAAAATGTATAAAAAAAACAGCCACTCCATACGGAGTGGCTGCCTTGTATATAGAAAAACGGGGCCGGTGCAGGCACCAGCCCTTGGAAAGAATACCGAATATCCTTTTGTGCTACACACACATTATATACGCTCAGTAGTCAACTGTCAATTACTGCATAACTACCTTCTCAGCTTCACTCAGCACCTTTCGGATGCTCTTTGAGAATACAGGGAGCCTGTTTTCGATATACTTTTTCTTGAAATTCATGATCGTTATTCCGGTCAATTCATCTGTGTCAATGTCTTTCAGATAGATTACATTCCCGTCAGAATCATCACCGTAAGAATTACTGCGGTCACCGAGTGCAATGTACAGGACGTCGAATTTCTTGTCGTAGTCGAATCCGATGTTATTCTTCTGCAACATATATCGCCTCACCTTCTCCGCAGCCGCTTTTCTTGTTGTTATTAGGATATGCGGTTACGACCTCGCCCGATCCGCCGCAGACAGACACAACGACGTGCGTATATTTGAGCTTCGGGTAGTATGTAGCACTTTTTGATTCTTTTGTGTATATCCTTCGTTCATCCAGTGGCGGGTTCGTGTCATGACTCGGTAAAACCAGTTCCGGTTCCCTGATTGTCTCCACAATCGCGTCGACGGTTGAAACCATAATGCTGTGGTTAAGAGCTACATGAGAATCCCACTGCTCTTTTGTACAGTAAACTTTTATTCCGTTTCTATCTACAACTTCGAAAAAGTTAGGCATCAATCCACCTGCTCACTTAGGATTTTAGACATCATCTCCGGAAGAGCCTCAGCCAACTGCTCGTTTACAATTACTGCGGCAACCGTTTCTTCCTGATCGCTGTCTACAACACCATTTGCTCCAACTACCGGATATTTATGCTTAAAGGTAAAAACAAATTCGTTCTTCGCCTCGTTCGCAGTAACAGTCAGCGAATTTGCGTAAATAGGCTTGCACATTGTAGTATAATCTCCTTCTCTGTTTTTTATTTCATTATAGAACAAATTAAGCTCATTGTAAATGCAACAGAATATTAAATTTGCAATTTTGCCACAAGAGCCGCCCTATCCGGGCGGCTCTGTTGCATGTTCCCGCAGTACATTCACGCACCGCGCTATGATCTTCTTGACGCCGTTTACGCTCAGGCCCTCGCGCTCGGCAATGCGCTCATGGCTCCAATCGTCAAGAATCTTCCGTTTCAGGATTCCCCGGTATCGCTCCGAAAGAATCCATTCGTCGATCAAATGCTCCCAATCGCTGCGGCTCAGACTCGGCAGTCCCCGCAGCATACGCCCTCCTTACTTCGTGTCCAGCACGGCAATATTGCCCTTATTGCTGACCTTCAGACCCAGCGCGGCGGCGATATCGCGCACCTTGACATAGTTCGTGCCGTTTTTCAGGATGCGCTCGACGGCGACCTCCTTGCCGTCCACGATCATTTTGCTTTTTTCTACCACTTCGTCCTCAAACCTTTCCAAGAATTTTTTCCACTGCTCGTTGCCAGTGGTGTGATAGTAGGTGTTCATGTCCGTGCCTACAAAAGGACGCGGGCAGAACTTCCCGGACACATCGTAGTGCCGGATAATGTGATCAGCCGGAATGTTGTGCTCCTCCATGAGCTTGCAGATGAGCCACTCGGCATTGTCCAGCACCTTTTTCTCGAAGAACCAGTCGGTGTCGTAGGCTCCCATGCGCTTCGGATTGACCTTCTTCGGTCTCAGCTCCACGCCGATGGAGTTCCAGTTCCGGCACTCCGGATGCAGCGTACCGTCTCCGCAGTGCCACGCCACATCCGTATCCTTTACGCACCGGTAAATGATATCGCCCTCGTCTACGGCGTAGTGCGCGCTGGCTCTGGCCTGCGGATTTTTGAACCACTCGGCCACGCTGGCCGCAGAGCCGAGCGCGCCGAAGTAGTGGACGACGATCCATTTCGGCGTGCAGCCGCCCGCTCGATGGTTGATCGGCGTGAGCGCATCTTTAATTACCGGCATTGTCCGCGCCTCCATCCACTGCGTCCTGCACCTTCTGGCTCTGCGTGCCGAAATAGAATGCGATCACGACGGCATACACCGTCATAAAGTCCTGGCTGATCTTGCCCACCACGGCCATGTACGCAAATACCGCCGTCAGCGTCAGCGTCACAAGGCTCTTCACGCTCAGGAGATTCCCGAGCCGCTTGATGATCTTATCCATCGTATGTACCTCCATCGTCTTTATCATTTGGTTTTGCAAATACTCTCTTGAGCAGCAGGAGCAGCAGCTCCCCGCCGAAGGCCGCGCCCGCGAACGCCAGCACATCCGAAAGGTCGCACGTCCTGTCCAGCAGGACGGCGGCAGTTTTCAGAATCATCGCCCATGTGGCCACTGCCGTGAGCATCCACAGGCAGTAGTACACAAGCTCGCGGGCCATACGGCCCTTTGTCCATCGTTTCTTGTCTCTGCGCATCAGCCCAGCCCCAGCTTTGCCAGCGCAAATCCAATCAGTCCTGCAAGGATCGCCGTGATAAGGCCCCTCACGATTGCCTCCCAGCGGCTCCCCGGCAGCGCCTTGATGCTTTTCACATCGGCCTTGATCTCGTTCACGTTTTCCTCGATGGCCTCCTGTTTGGTGGCCAACACCTCCACCGAGGTCGCCAGCTGATGCAGCGCCCTGTTGTCTGCCTCCAGCTCGTCGATCCTGTGCGAGTTGCTCTTGCATCGCGCCTCCACGGAGGCGATCTGCGCCTGAATTCCATCATCCATCTTGATACTCCTTTCAAAGCTTTCTATTTCGCACTCCGGGCAAACCATCCTGCCCTCCGGCACGGCCCGTCCGCAGCATACGCAAGTATCCATCAACTGATCTCCTCATTGATCGTCGCAATTACCGCCGATGCATCCGTGCAGATCAGCGACAAACGGATGTAATGCTCACCAGTTGCCGTTACCGTGACGACATCTCCGCTGCTGGTAAATTTGAGATTATTCCACGTATGTCCGTTGTAGATGTAGCCCGTGGATACCAACGTTGCTGTTGCGCTGTACGCCGCTGCCACACTGTTCCCATCATTTGCAGTGGGTAGGCTTGCACCCTTGATGCGCAGCGTATCTCCCGCGTGCAGGCGAATCAAGCTCGATGCGTCCATGTTCGCGCCGATAGCCGCATATCCCGTCTGTGCTTTATTGGCACCACTCGATGCACTCAAGCGCGTATTTGCAGAAATTCCAACGGTATCAATGATATTTGTGATCTCTGCTGCACAGGTAATCACAATATTGCCCGTTGCCTTGGCAATTGTGATCGTGCTGCCGGAAACCGCAGTAGACGAAATGTCCGTACCTCCCATCGTAACAGTGATCGTGCCAAGCTTTTTGTATGTTCCCGTAGGCGTGAGCGTCGTAGTGTAGGCTGCGCCCTCGGCAATGCTGTCAGCCGTGTTGGAAGATGCACAGTTGGTGAGATTCCGCGTGATGGTGTAAGTCACAGACGGTGCAGAGGCCGCCGCCGTGATCGTGACTGCTCCCGTCACCTTTGCGATGTTGATTGCACCGCTGCCTGCCGAATAAGCCGTGGATGTAATGTCCACGCCTCCCATTTTGACCACCACCGACGTGATCGTCTTTCCGCTTTCCGCCGTGATGGTCGCGGTGTACGCCTCGCCGTAATCCACCTGAGACGCGGCGTTGCTGATCGTGCATCCTGTGAGATTTTTGGTGATGCTCTGATACCAGTGCAGCGTCTCGGGCGTTCCATTGGTCATAGCCGCGCGGTAAGCGTTGATATCGGCCATCGACATTCCGCAAGTTCCTACGGCAAAATGTACGCACTTATCACGGAACGTGTCGCCGGAAACGGCCTTGATGGCATTGATAAGTCCAATCCACTCTGGTTCATTCCGGCGGCGGGCAAGGGCATCTGTTCCGGTTCCGCTGTAGAAGCATGTAAGTTCATAGTCCTTGTCGATGTTACTTTGACTCATGCCGAGCAGCCCTTCAAGAACACAAGCCAGCGTGCCGGTTCTGTCCGCGCCTGCCGTGCAGTGGAAATACACCGGCTCCCGGTGCGTTACAGCATCGATCACGCACCGGAGGTAGAGCTGCCACGTTGCAACCGGCGTCAGCGCGTAGGATGCTGCTTTTTCAGCAATTGTAAACCACACATCGCTGCCAAGTGGGGATTCCGTTGCAACGTCACCGTCAGACGGATCGCGTCCCTCTTTTCCTCTGAGGTCGATTTCATGTTGCACGCCAAGTTCTCCGACGAGCACCGCCCGATCTGCGGCGGCGATACGTCCGCCTCGAATCAGCAGCCCGTATTTCACGGTGCCGCCATCACAAGCCCAGCCTCCAAGATCGCGCACATTCCACGCTTCTGCGGAGTTGTTGCGCGTCTTGATCCACCGCAGCGCATCCAGCGGTTTGAGCGTTCCTGCCGCGTCTGTTCCGGCAAAAGATGTGAGAATATTTGGCACTTCGTTATAGTGCGTCACCCCGCCAGCCTCCTGCCCGATGGGCTTGTAATTGTTCACAACTGCCGTCGCGGGCGCATAAGATGCGATCTGGGAAACGCTGTAGTCATTGGGATCGTATACCACATTTGCGAGGTAGTTCCGCACCAGCTCCGGACATTGATGCCATTCCAAGGCTTCCACAGCGCCGCCTGATTGGATCGCATCCACCGCGTTCCCGAATCCCTTTTCCGCATCCCAGACAATTTTGGCTGTCTCTCCCGTTTTCGCGCGAATCCGGTCTGCCGTGTGGGTCAGCGCCGCACCGTTTGTCAAGTATTCACTCAAAAGGAAACACCTCCTGCGTTGAGCAGTTCGGCAGCCGCCCATGCCCCATTTACGACGCGAAGGATTTTCCCGTTATCAGTGGCTGTAACAGCCGGAACACCTTTTGGGATTTCCACGGTTTTCTCCGTGCTGCCATCATAGCTCGTCGTCGTGTCGCCGATTTTGATGTTGAGCGAATAAGGATTTTTGAGTTCCGTCGGAATCGTGGGGATATCGGACTCTTTCGCCAGCGTTCCGGCCCATGCCATCCAAGCGAACCCGTTGAATGCCACAACTAGATACATCGGTTTTTGCGTCGGATCGTTTGATCCCAGCGCTCCAAATCCAAGCACCACCAACCCGGAAACGCTTGCCGTGAGCGCAAGTGGAAGTGTGAATGGTCTGTCAGCATCGCTGAACTTTGCAATCGCATACACCGCATACCCTGCCGCATAGGCCGCATACACCTCCTCAGCCGTTTTGTCTGCGGTTGCGTTGTTGCCGTTTCCTTGCGTCACCGTCACATAAAACGCGCTCTTCGCTGCGCCAGTCGCGCCATTCACGCTTTTAACCGGCACATCATCCGCGCCGATGGGCGTGAACCCGAGCGCACCGACAACCGCATCCTTCGTGACATTCGCATTGGCCCCGGATGCGCCCTTCGGAATTCCGAGGTTGAGCGTAGGCTGTGCGGCAGTTCCACCCATGCTGGCCGTAGCCTCGCTTCCTGCGGGCAGCGTCGTCACCGTCCCTATCTTGATATCCGGCGTCACGCCATCCTTGCCGGGTGCTCCATCCTTGCCGGGGCTTCCGTCTTTGCCGGGAGCGCCGTCCGGGCCTGCGGGGCCGGTCTGGCCTTGCGGGCCTGTCTCGCCTTGAGGGCCAGTCGCACCTTGAGGCCCAGTCGCACCCCTCGACGGCTTCCCGGTGTCCTCGGTGCCGAGATACCAGTTGCCGTTTGCACCGATGGTCGGCGTGATACCGTCCTTTCCGGCAGGGCCGGTCGCTCCATCCTTTCCGGGGTCGCCCTTCTGGCCTTGGATGCCTTGCTCACCCTGCGGGCCGGTCTTGCCGATGGGGCCGGTATCGCCCTTCGGCCCCTGTTCGCCGGGTTCGCCCTTGTCACCCTTGGGGCCGGGGTCACCCTTCGCGCCCTGCAACGGGCCGTTGTTTATCCAAGTGCGCGTCACGCCGTCGTAGATGTAAATGTCATACGGCTCGGACGCGCCGACGCCGTAGGCATCGCCAACGGCGGGATTCTTCACAGAGGTCTGGAGTGCAGAGACCGTGCCATAATAGCCCTTTACAACAAAGCCGGAGCCGGTTTCACCCTTCTGTCCGGGGTCGCCTTTGTCACCCTTGGGGCCTTGCGGGCCGCGTTCGCCCTGCGGGCCGGTTTCACCCGGAATACCCTGTGCCCCCGGAATGCCCTGTGGGCCTCTCTCGCCCTGCGGGCCAGTGTCGCCTTTCGCTCCGTCAGCACCCTTTTCGCCCGGAACACCCTGCGGGCCAGCGTCACCTTTCAAGCCTCTTTCGCCTTGAGGCCCCGTTTCTCCGCGAGGGCCTTGTGGGCCTGCCTCACCTTTTTCACCGGGAATGCCCTGCGGGCCGGGATCACCCTTGGGGCCTTTTGCGCCGTCCGCGCCGGGGATACCCTGCGGGCCAGCCTCGCCCTTGAGTTCGGAAACCGCAATCAGGTTTTCCCATGTCACACCGTCGTTGGAATACTGGATATATCCGCCGGACACGCGCATATCAATCGTGCCGCCGGAGCCGCCGCCAGAGCGTGCCGCCTCGTTGATGGCCGCAACAAGGTTATCCTTTGCCTTTGTCGTCAGCTTGGAAAGATCGCCGATCTGCGCCTGAATCGCATCGAACCAGCGCTTGGACGGCTCGTCCGGCGGCTCTGCGCCTGCTTCGAGCGCCGGAACAACGATAAAATCAAATTTATCCGATTTCGCCAGCGTATCCCCAGCGTACCACTGCAATTCGCACTGGCCGAAGCCTGCAACGGCAGTATCTGCTGCTGTGATCGTCCAATAGGCGGTATCGCCATCGACTGTCAGCGTAACCGGATACGCATTGCCGCCTTTCGGCGGCTTCACAAGAAGCGCAGGCCGACCGCCGGGAAATTCTTCTTTGAACGGCACAAGAGAAAACGCCACGCGCACTGCCTCATTTTCTCCGGTGTGTCCTAACTTAATAGGTGCAAGATGTGTTGCTTTAAATTCGTTCATAACATCCCCCTAATAAAGCACATCAACGGTTACGGTTACGTTGCCAGTTGGTTTTTCACCTGTATACCTAACAACCGTCGTATTGTTGTATGTCGCAAACGAAAATTGATCGGCTCTCAAGCTTCCGCCATAAGCAGAAGCATAGGCTGATGCCATAAGTGAAGAACCAAGCGGTACGCTCGCGCTATAATACGCGCCGTTGCCGGCAGCTACCCACTCAGAAGGCGTGATTGTCTTTGTAACAGTCTTAATTTTCACACCGCCGCGAATGCTTTTAGAAGCGATTGGGATGTTGTTTTTGACATATTCCGCGATGCCTCCTGCGGCCTTTACGGCATTGTCGGAGTCGTAATCCGATGCCAGCATATCGCCGGTACCAGAACCGGAAGCTCCCCGACAGTAACCCGCGTCTTTTGTGCTGCCGTCCGAGAACGTCAGGATCAGGTGATACTGCGAATCAATGGAAGCGCCCGTGACGGATACGCCATCCGCGCCTGTGACCTTGCCCGTGTCGATAACTGTTCCGTCGGTCGTTGTAATCACAAGGTGGCCGAGCGCGTTGACAGTCGCATTGTTTATCTTCGCCGCCTCAACACCAGCCGCCTTTGCAAGGGCTTTCAGCGTCGAGCCTTTAATGACCTTAGTCGTCCCGGACTGTGAAACGAGCAGAAGATCATTGTCTCCAAAACTGGCCGCGGCATTAAAATCAGATATCTTTTTGTATGTTTCAGCCATTTTCAGCCTCCTGTTTGATAAGCTTGTCCAGCTCGTTATTGATCGCCACGACTGCGAAGCAGTCTGAACGACCAGTGACACGGATCTGATTCAGTGTTTCTTTTATAGCCTTTAGTGATTCAAGCCGTTCGTTCATATCTCCACCTCACAATGCTGTTGCCGTACCGTTTATGTACTTTTTGACCGTGTGATTTGTAAAATCGATCATGATCCCGTCGCTTCCGGTACGGTTTCCAAGCCACAGCTTGTGCGCGGAAGCTTCAAAGATCTTCTGTATGAATGCGGGCGTCGTGTTTCCAAGTTCCAAAGTAGGGTTGCTTCCTTCAACATAAAGGCCCATTTTGTACGTCCCGTCCGTGTAAATCTCCATGCCGTTGGAAAGCATCTTCGCATAATCCTGTTTGCTCTCCTGCGCGTAGATCGTGCAGCCGACAATATCAATGGCACTGAGTGTGCCCGCCGTGATCTCGTCAGCGTTCAGATTCTTCACATCGATCTTGCTTGCGTCGATGGAGCCGATCTTCACGTTCCCCTGAATGTTCACGCCATCCTTGGAAAGCGTGATGGACGCGCCGTTTTCAGCCGCAGAATAGGATAACGTCAAACTGTTCAGATTCAGGTCTATCGCGCTCTGAACTTCTTCCGCGCCGACTTTCCCGCGAACAGCAAGGGCAATCTCATCTGTAGTCTTGCGTATCTCAGAAATGGAAACAGCCGTCTTGCGTTCTTCCTTCGTCCTCCCCTGATACGGGTATTCGTGGTTGACCTCTGTATCTATCGGTGCTTCAATGCTGGCGCTCATGGAGACGCCAATTGTGAACACAGCAGATGCAACAATGGAATTCTTTCCATTCGGGCTTACGCTGTCTCCAAGCTCGATAGCCGGATTCAGCCTCGCCGTACCAGCAGAATATGGAAGATACGACACGCCACCAAGCAGGCTATTCACATAATCACAAATTGCCTGCGTCGCATAGATACAGTCCGCTTGAATCTCATAGCCTGACGTGCCGGAAGAATACTGCGTATCCCCATCTGGATAAAGCGTGATCCTTCCAATCGTCACCATGTCGGAAAGCGCGTCGTAGGATGCGACGCGCGTCGTATCGACCGTAGACGGAGAAACAAGCCGTACAAGCCGAAGCTTGTTTTCTTCGGTAATGATGAAGTTGCCGCCGGACGCAGCCGCGATTCCAGAAAGCACCTCTCGCATCGTATAAAGCCCTACAGGGCTGTCAATGCTATAAGGTGCAATCTGGTTGCGGCTGTCCGTTTCCACGCCGAGAGCCGCCGCGATGTACGCCACAGCGGCATCCATCGTCATAGAACCAGCCGAACTTGGAAATTCCTGCTCTGCCGCAAGCATCCGGTCGTATGCCGTGATGGTCATAAGACCGTTTGCGGCAATTTCTCTCGTGTCGATGTAGAACGTTCCAAATGGAATCCAGTCGGTCACGACCGAATATGCACCGGCCAGAATGTACCCATCGTCCGTTTTGATGATGTTCCCAGCCTCGTCCGTGACCAACGTGGTAGGCTCGTAGTTCGTGAGCCGGACATAGCATTCAATTTTTGCTGCCGTGGGAATCGTTCCTTCCGGCCTGAATACCATGTCCAGCATTGCGGACGTAGCCTGCCCAATGGTCAGCTTGTCCATCATGGATTTCGTGATCTGCGCGGACTTGATAGACTCGTAGGTGTATGTGACCCCGTTTATGACGGCCTTGAATTCAGTTTTGTGGTCGATTTCAAAAACGTTGTTCCAGTTGCTCTGAACTGACTGCATGGTATCACCTACTTTTCAATGAGAGGGAACGTGATTCCGTCCCAATACTCACGCCCGTCCGGCTTCTTGATGCAGAAGGACGCAGGGTTGTTGTTGGAATACATCGTTTTTGTAACTGTGCCGCCCTCCTGCGGATCTGTGTACTGTACCTCGACAAAAACAGGCATGATCGCAGACAGAAGGTCGGAAGCCTCCGAAAGGAGCAGCGGGCGGCACGTAACGTCCAGCCTGACTTTCGTAGCGACGCGCGTTCGCTCCATATTGCCGTCCAGCATACGCCCAGTGTCTGGGGAATCTACGTCGTTCCTCGTCCACTTGAAGCCACGGAACGCAATGTAATCCGTAATGTCTACTCCGTTTATCTTTACTGTCATAGTGCCTCCTTACACGCCGGACAGCGCCGCACCGTACATACGGTTTCTCCGATTCTGTCCCGCCGTGATCTCTCTGCCGTCGAGATAAACGCGCGTATCGCTCTTACCAATTCCGGACACAAGCGGAGCCATCGCGCGGTACACGCCGTCGGACACGGCCTCAACGATCTGGTCATTATTCGCTACAGCCGTCCGTCCGCCGATAGAGCCGACAAACTCAGGCCCTGCCTCTCTCGCCATGAAGAGATCGCCGGAGGTAACAAATCCGCCGGAAGCGAATCTGCCGACAGTGTGCGAGAACTTAGGCTTTACGACGTTGCTGGCAGCCGGAAGCTTTGTGCTGCTTCCGAAATCGAAAATGCTTGCGATTGACGCTTTTGCGTCAGATATCCATGGGACAATGCTGACGGCCCACCATGCCTTGATATCATCGAATACGCCCTTGATTTTATCCGGTATCGTGTTCCAGTCGAATTCTTTCCCGATTGAAGAATAGCCATCTGCAAGCATTGGAAGACCGACCGTTGTGCCGACGCCGGAAAATACGAGTGCAGAACCAATCGCGATTTTGCCGACACTTTCTGCCGACCTCTTGATTTTCTCCCATGCTTTCGTCAGCCAAGCATTCACGGAATCCCAGTTGGCCGCAGTTACCGCACCATACCCGGTGATGCCAGCAATTATCAGTGCAATTCCAAGCGGAATCCCGACACCCGTGAACACGAGAACTAGGCCAACCGCGAGAAGCAACGTGGAGCCTATCACAGCGATTTTCCCGAACACGCCCTGCAACTGATCCTTTATGTAATCCCAATTGACGGCGACTACGCCAGCCAGCCCGGCCGCACCGGCGATCATAAGTCCAATCCCAAGCGGGAGATTCGCACCGGAGAATGTAAGCACACAGCCCAAAACAAGCAATCCGGCAGACACAGCAGCGAGGATCTTCCCGAGCGTCCCTTGCAATTGCTTTTTCATTCGCTCCCAGTCGAGTTTCGCCGCCGCGCCAAGAACCGCCGCGCCTGTCAGCATAAGGCCAATGCCAAGAGGAATATTCGCGCCGGAGAATGCAAGAATCACGCCAACAACAAGCACACCCGCACCGACGGCAATCATGATCTTCTCGATTGTGTCTTTGACCTTTTCGGTCATTTCGTCCCAGTTTGCCGCAATTTCTTTCGCAAATAGATACGCGCCCGCAGCCATGAGGCCGAGGCCCAGCAGAATGTTTGCGCCAGAGAATGTAAGAATTGCACCGATAACGAACATCCCGAGTGCAGACGTCAGGATTCCGTATGCGGAAGTAACGAATTCCTGAATCCTTGTTAGGACTTCTGCAAATTTCTTCGCTTTTTCGCTGATCTGTGCTTCCTCGAACATATCCGAGTAGTCCGCGCCAGCGGCTCCGCCGCCTCCACCCTTGTTTTCATCGTTCAGACGGTTGATCTCGTCGAAGCCGAGCAGCGTCTTTTGCAGTTCCTTTGCTGCGCTGGATGCCTTCTTGAGGCTCTTCGCATAGTCCACGGTGTTCTTTTTTGCCTTTGTGAATGTGCTTTGACCTCTCAGTGCTTGGAAGAACTGATTGACGGCATTTGCCGCCGTTATAAATGCGCTTGCAATTGTGTTAATAACGGGGAGCAACGCTGCAAGTGCAGGCATGACCGCCGCGCCAACGGAATTTTTGACCTGTAGCAATGTTGACGCATACTCGGACATGGTGGCGTTTGCGGTCGCCGCGTCTGTGCTGTTCAGGGCGGCGCTGTACTGCACGAGATTGTTCACGCCCTCTTTGCAGGCCGTAGATATTCCCTTGATCGCGGAACGAACTACGCGATACACAGCGATACGCCCAAGAGATTTTACCAATCCCTTTATCTGGCTTCCTATTGCAGAGAGTGGAAATATCGCCGCCTTTGCCGCGCCGATAACGCCTTTATTTAATGCCTCCGAGAAAGCCTTGAAGTCAGATACGGACGTTCTCGCAGCGTCGCCAGCTTCCATGACCTGTTCCGTCACTTGCCCGACTTCAACTTCATCCGCCGCGCCCATTTGCACCGCCGCAGCTGGAGCATTTGCCGGAGTGCCGGTATTCCTCGGCCCATTCGACGCGCCTGCTACAGCGTTCACGTTCTGTGCAGCCTCTCTAAGGTTTGAGAAGTCGATATCCGCAATGCCATGTAGTGTCTGTAATGTCGTTGAAAGTCCGTCGTTCGCGCCCGTGACATTATTTATCGCCGTACCCAAACTCTTTATCTGGTTGACAGCAGCCTTTAATCCAGCGCCACCGGAAACAGATTGTTTCAACTGCGCCAGCGCCGAAACAAGTCCCTCTATTCCGCTCGAGGCGTCCGAAGCGCTTTTTTTAATCTCAATTTCCAGTGTTTCAACTGTCGCCACTCATATCACCACTTTTCTTTTTGAAATTCCGCTCCATATTCTTGAAGAATGCGATCGCCCTTTCTCTCTCACGCCTTACCCGTGCCGCCCGTTCTTCCGGCGTGTCCGGTGTGATCTTCCTGGGTTTGCTCGGATACTCGATAGGCTTTTTGCCTTTCCCGGCAAAGGCGTTGGACAGTGCGATAGAAATAGCATCAAAAAAATAAACGCCTTGGAGCCACAATTCATAATTCTTGCTCTCAAGACGTAATCTGTCTGCTTCAATATAAGGCTTCATCTTGGCGGGATTCATATTCCAGAATCCCGCCTCGCTGATTCCGATCATGAGACATTGCGGAAGATACGTCTCAATGCATTCCTCACGAAAGGATGCGTAGTGCTTTTTTACGCAGTTTCCGTCTGGCCCTTGCTGTCCGCCGTTTCCGCTCTCTTGGACAGAGCCTGAAAAAAACCGCTTTCTTCGACGGCCTGACGGAGAACATCTGCAATCTCCTCCATCGTACCGCCGTTCAAAATGTGCTTCTCGATCTCTTCTCCTGCCTGATCCGCCTTGACGCCCATGCACATAGCCGCGTAAGCACGGATAGGATGATGTAATCCGGTCTTGCGGAGACATTGCCTGTCCCTTTTACGGTGATTGTTCTCATTACTTTCTCCCGTCCTTTCTGGAATTGAAGTCCTCATCAATACGTTTTTTCCAATTCGTACCCAGCGGTACGCTGCATCGGACAGCGGAAACCGCTTCGCTCAGAACTTCGTAGTTGAGTTGCGTTCCCTCGCGGTCAGAGTGGTAATTGACCGCTCGATCTGCTCCAATACCGAAGTGCTTTGCCGTTTCAACTGCGTCAATATTTGCGCCGAGGAATAGAAACTCCCAGCCGTACTTTTCCTTCTGCCGCTCGATCATTTTCTTAACTGTCTCGCTGTCATAACGGCGGCTTGCATTCTCCATGCCGTCCGTTGTGATGACGAACAGCGTATGTTCAGGGACATCCTCATTTCTTGCGTACTTGTGGACATTCCCAATGTGATGAATTGCTCCGCCGATAGCATCCAGAAGGGCAGTACATCCGCGAACGGAATAGTCCCTGTCGGTCATCGGCTCCACCTTCTGAACCGGCACACGGTCATGGATAACCTCGCTCACGTTGTCAAAGAGAACGGTAGAGATCAATGCCTCGCCATTCTCTTTTTTCTGCTTTTCAATCATGGAGTTGAATCCTCCGATGGTGTCTGTTTCCAGTCCGCTCATAGAGCCGCTGCGATCAAGGATGAATACGATCTCCGTCAAGTTCTTTCTCATGTTTTGTACCTCCGTATATAAAAATATGACTGCTTGGTGTCTCACCTTACAGTCATATTGTACTTCGGTATTCACTTCATTTGGTCGCATGGCAAGCGACATTATTCTAAGGACAAGAACAGCTCTCCGTCAATGCTTAGGATGTCATCCATCGGAATCTTCGTGCCGTCCTGCATGGTAATTAGGCGCTCAAAGTCATCAACCTTTATGACTGCGCCGGTTGCAGTTACATACGCACCGCCAGCTTTGCGCTCATCAGGTTTGAAGTAGGTTATTTCAACCTCCGGCTCTTCATCAAGGGCATCCATGAGAAGCTGATACCTCATGTTCAAAGCGGTCAAGGCTCCCTCATCAAGCTCAATCCTTTCGTCGGTCAGACGTCCGGTTTCCTTGATTGCAGAATCATAGCCGGTGAGGGCGGCAAAGGGTGCAAACTGCGCTGCACGATCTGACATCGGCATTTGTGGTCGCGTTTTGGAAACGTGATGAGGAAGTCCCATGATCTTGTCGTATTTTCCGTTCACGCCTTATGCCCTCCAATCTGCGCATTGCGGTCTTTCGCGGTTGCACCTTCTTCAAGATTCATTGCCTTGAGGATGGCGTTCTTTCCATACTTCTTTTTGATTGCAAGCGTGGCGGCTTGTATTTTCCGCTCACGCTCCAAGGCGGCATTCTCAGCTTTCTGTTTTTCCTCTTCGGCGGCATAGTCGGTAAAGAGATCGAGCTGGACAGCACCGTCGCTTTTCTTTGGCGCGTCTGCTTCCGACAGGACGTGATTTGCCACAACATACATACGGCGGACAAGCAGATTCTTGTCCACGATCCGGTCGAAGAGTTCTGACACAGCACACATTATTTTGCGGGTAGAGGATGTGTGACCGTCGAGATTGATAGAGCCGTGCGCCTGTTTGGGAATCTGCCTTCCGTAGTGATCTGTCTCAACTGCGCCGTGATACTTTGCCCGCCGCGCCGGATCGGTCAGGTTCTCAATGTCGTAGCCAACTGTGAGAACCATCTGATCGGTAACAAGCCCTTTGTCCACCAAGTCCAGCACAAGCAAGTCCGTCATTTCCCGCACAACCAGCTTCGCCTTCTGCGGCTCGTATGGGCAGTGCAATACCTGACCGGAGCTGAGGCTGTTGGAACTGGGCCGGTACGCCTTGATCGCTTCAATGGTCGTAGGCTCCCAGCCCCACGCATGGTCAATGAGTAGTTCCGCATTCTTGCCGAACAGCTTGTAGAGAAGGTCCTCATTCCGCTCTGAACAAAGGGCAACATCGCCCATCGTAAACATCCCGTTCTGTTCAAGTTTCTTGGCAATGCCTCGACCCACGCGCCAGAAGTCCGTGAGAGGCTGATGCGTCCAAAGCTCACGCCGGAACTTCATCTCATCCAGCTCTGCAATGCGGACGCCGTTTTTGTCGGCGGGGATGTGTTTCGCCACAATGTCCATTGCCACTTTGCAGAGGAAAAGATTCGTGCCGATTCCTGCGGTTGCTGTGATGCCGGTTGTTTCCAGCACATCGAGGATGATCTTCATGGCGAGATCATGTGCCGAGAGCTTGTAGGTATTCAGGTAGTCCGTCACGTCCATGAACACCTCGTCGATGGAGTAGACCACGATGTCCTCCGGGGCAATATATTTGAGATAAACCTGATAGATGCGGGTGCTATACTCCATGTAGTACGCCATCCGAGGCGGCGCGATGATGAAGTCAATCGCCAGATATGGGTTTGCTTGCAGCTCAGAGTAGAAGTGTGATGTGCCGTCCAATCTGTGTCCCGGCGCGTCGTGCTGCCGTCCGGCATTCGCTTCCTTCACGCGCTGTTTGACTTCAAATAGCCGCCCGCGTCCGGAGATACCGTAGCTCTTGAGGGAGGGCGTGACGGCAAGGCAGATGGTCTTATCGGTACGGCTTTCATCCGCAACAACAAGGTTTGTGTCCAGAGGATCTAAGCCGCGCTCCCGGCACTCCACGGAGGCGTAGAAGGATTTCAGGTCGATTGCGATGTAAGTGTGTTGTTTCACCTTCTTTGCCTCCGCTTTCTTCTTA